TTTGTGCAACCTGCTAATGGATTTAATGTAGTTGCTACTGCTAACACAAAGGGTAAAGGATCTGACGATGGTAGATTCATTGGTACTAATGTACTTAATGAAGCATTCCTTGAGAGATTCCCTGTAACTTATGAACAGGATTATCCTTCTCCTAAAATAGAGCAGAAGATTCTTGGTGGAGTTGCTGCTCAATTGGGAGTAACAGATATTAATTTCCTTAATAGACTTGTAGATTGGGGTGACATTATTCGTAAAACATTCTATGATGGCGGCATCGAAGAGATCATCAGTACTCGTAGATTGGTTCATATTGTTCGTGCTTACAGTATCTTTAATGATAAGGCAAAGTCTATCCAAGTTTGTGTAAACAGATTTGATGATGAAACTAAGCAAGCATTCTTAGAATTATATGATAAAGTGGATAATGAATTTGAGTTGCCAAATCAGGAGAACTAAGGTATGATTAATGCATGGAGCTTGCTTTACGATGAACTTTATGGAGATGATGAGATGACTAACGAGAATAAAATAACACCACAAGAGAGTGATGAATACGATCCTATCATAACGGTAGGATCAGGAAATACAGCATCAGCATACGCTAGTGAATTTAATATAGATCTTAGTGGAATAAATTCTATTTCTCTTAATACAGATGAGACACTTGATTTTGGAGTGGGGGGAATGGGTGAGGATTGTATAACTTTTGGAGCAGCAGATTCTGCTCCTTATACAATTCCTGTTCCAGATTTTACTTCTGGGATCGATACTTATGGTGATCAAGTTGATACACTAGTTGATAGTATGGGTGATGCATCCAAACCTCAACCAGATTTAAAGTATAAATCTCACAAATATCAAGAAGATAAAGGTATTGCGGATCTTAGAGATTATGTTTCTTCCACTTATAAGGGACATTATACGAATGAGAATTCTGATACTCAAACTTTAGATCTTATTCATTCTGTAGGTGATGCTGAATCATTCTGTCGATCAAATGCACTTAAGTATTTGAGTCGTTATGATAAGAAGGGAACGGCAAAAAATGATATATTAAAGGCAATGCATTATTGCTTACTTCTCTATTACTTCAGTGGCAACACTAAAGAACCTGAATACACTAACACTCGTTATGAAACTTTCTGAATCAACTCTTTCACTGCTTAAAAACTTTTCAACTATTAATCAGTCTATTCTTTTTAAAGCAGGTAATAAGCTTCGCACTATTAGTGTGATGAAGAATATTCTTGCTGAGGCAACTATTGGTGAGGATTTACCTAAAGATTTTGGTATCTATGATCTTAACCAATTTCTTAATGGATTAGGTCTTCATAATAATCCTGAACTTGATTTTGAGGATGATAGTTATGTTATTATTAAGGAAGGTAGATCTAGATCTAAGTATTTCTTTGCAGATCCTAATGTAATTATTACACCACCTGAGAAATCTATTACTCTTCCTGATGAGAGTGTTAGTTTTGAATTGAGTACTGATCAGTTAGATAAGTTACTTAAAGCAGCAGCAATTTATCAATCTCCTGATTTATCAGTTATTGGTGATAGTGGAGTAGTTAAGATTCTTATAAGAGATAAGAAAAATGAGACTTCTAATACTTTTGCTGTTGTAGTTGGTGAGACTGATAAAGAGTTTTCTTTCAACTTTAAGGTAGAGAATATTAAGATTCTTCCTGGTACTTATGATGTAGTTGTTTCACAGAAATTACTTTCTAGATTCACTAATAAGAATCATGATCTTACATACTTTATTGCATTAGAACCTGATTCTACATTTGGTTGATGATTAAGTTATGGAGGATATGGAAGTATGCGTTGGGTAGCTTCGCTGATGAAAGAACTAAACGATACGACAATAACGTTGTTTTGGTACGTTCTTTTATTTTCCTTTCTTATCTCATTACTAACTGTTTTATTATTGCGGGGGTAATCAGGCATTGGAATGGAAATAATTGATCAGTTTTTAGATTCTTCTGAATTTGACTTACTTCATGATTTTATAATGGGTGATGAGATGCTTTGGTATTTTAATTCCTATGTTGATTATGGTATTAGTGATTATCGATTTGTAGATGATCCTGATAATTATCAATTCATTCATAATTTCTTTAATATAGAAAAAAAGACTAATAGTTATTTGTTACCAAAGTTAGCACCTGTTATAGAAAAAATAAATTGTAAAAAGTTGCTTAGGGTTAAATCAAATTTAAATACGAGAACTTCTAAACATATAAAAAGAAATTTCCATGTAGATTCTGATAAAGATTGGAAACATAAAAACCATAAGACTTCTATTCTGTATATTAATACTAATAATGGATGGACAGAATTTGAAGATGGTAGTAAAGTAAATTGTGTATCTAATAGAATGGTCATTTTTGATGGTTCTATGAGACATGCAGGTGTTACTTGTACTGTTGAAAAAAGAAAAGTTTTGATTAATTTTAATTATGAACGATGAATTTCTTTGGGTTGAGAAGTATCGACCTAAGACAATTGAAGACTGTATTTTACCAGAAAGTACTAAGAAAACTTTTCTTGAATTTCTAAATAAGGGAGAAGTGCCTAATCTACTTCTTGCTGGTCCTGCTGGATGCGGTAAGACAACAGTTGCTAAGGCACTGTGTAATCAGTTGGGGGTGGATGTCTATGTCATTAATGGATCGGATGAAGGCAGGTTTCTTGACACTGTTAGGAATAACGCCAAGAACTTCGCCTCTACAGTCTCTCTTAGCAGCGAGTCGAAGCATAAAGTCATCATCATCGATGAAGCAGACAATACCACTCCCGACGTACAACTCCTCCTTAGAGCGTCTATTGAGGAGTTCTCCAGAAACTGTAGATTCATTTTCACTTGCAATTACAAAAATAAAATCATTGAACCCCTCCATTCGAGATGTGCTGTGGTTGAGTTTGGTATTCAGGGCAAACTTAAACAAGAAATTGCAGCAAAATTCTTCGGAAGATTAGTAACTATTTTAGAACAAGAAAATATTGAAGCAGATAAGAAAGTATTAGCAGAGTTAATTAATAAACACTTTCCTGATTGGAGAAGAGTTCTTAATGAGTGTCAAAGATACTCAGTTGGTGGTAAGATAGATACTGGTATACTTGCCCATTTTAGTGATGTTAAGGTAAATGATCTCATTAAAAACCTCAAAGAAAAGAACTTTCCAGAAGTACGTAAATGGTGTGTCAATAACTTGGACAATGATCCTACTGTATTATTGCGTCGCATTTACGATAGTCTTTACGAATCCTTGGTCCCTAATTCTATTCCTGCTGCTGTTCTTATTATTGCGAAATATCAATACCAAATTGCGTTCGTAGCTGACCAAGAGATAAATATGCTTGCATGTTTAACCGAAATCATGGTAGAATGTAATTTTAAATGAGTAACTCTACTAAAGAAAAAATTGAAGCAGCAGAACAAAGAATTAAAGAACTGCAGCTCCTCATTCAACATTGGAAAAAACAAAAATGATTACTAAAGAAAAACAACGTAACCAAGTAAAATCTAAATTTTATTACATCTTCTGGGGTGTGGCAACAGTATCAGTTGTATTGGGTCAATTGTATGTGGGATCAGGTTATAGAATCTTTGCTCGTTCTTTAAATAGAATCTTTGATACTATTGAAGTACAGGTTGGACAAGATTATGGTCCTAGATTTTATTAAATGAGTTTAGAAGATTGTTTTTTTATCTCTTTAATATTTCTTGAAGAATTTGTCAAAAGAACATTAATTGGTATATACTATATTTGGCAGAAATTTGATTATTGGAATTTTAATCGGCAGTTACCGAAATGAAATCATTGAAAACTCCCCTTCGTTATCCTGGTGGTAAGTCTCGTGCTTGCACCAAAATGGATCCATACTTCCCAGACTTGAGGGAGTATACTGAATTTCGTGAACCTTTTTTAGGTGGTGGAAGTGTTGCTATACATGTAAGTAAGAAATATCCTCATTTAAAAATTACCGTTAATGATTTATATGAACCGTTAATTAATTTCTGGGTACAACTACAAACTTTTGGTGATGAGATAACAGAAAAAATAAGAAATTATAAGTCTACTCATCCTGAACCAGAATCTGCAAAGGAATTATTTTTAGAAGCAAAGGAAAGAATTAATGATAAAAGTCTTGATTGTATAGAAAGAGCAGCAGCATTTTATATTGTTAATAAATGTAGTTTTTCAGGACTTACTGAGTCTTCTTCATTTTCTAAGCAAGCATCTATTTCTAACTTCTCTATGAGAGGTATTGAGAAGTTACCAGGATATTCTGAGATAATTTCTCATTGGCATATTAATCACTATTCTTATGAGTATTGTTTTAGAGAAGATATTCATGATGATCTTTTCATGTATCTAGATCCTCCTTATGATATTAAGGATAATCTATATGGAAAGAAAGGATCAATGCATAAAGGTTTTGA